AGGTACTGACTATTGGTTAGATCCTAAAGCAAGACTATTAGCAATCAAAGATAATAACGGACAGGTTAAAACTGGTTGGGAAAGTTTAGATAGGAAACTGTTTGGCGGATTCAATAGAGGTGAGCTTAATATATTTGCAGGAGGTTCAGGAGCAGGTAAGAGTTTGTTCCTAGCAAACTTAGGTGTCAACTGGGCTATGGCAGGTATGAATGTACTGTATCTCACATTTGAATTGAGTGAGAACTTGGTCAGTATGAGAATAGATAGTATGGTCACTGACATACCAAGCAGAGATATATTCAAAGATGTTGACGATGTTGAAATGAAAGTCAAGATGATCGGTAAGAAGGCAGGTGCATTTCAAGTCAAGTATATGCCAAGTGGTAAGACTCCAAATGATATTAGAAGTTATTTGAAAGAATATGAAATCAAGATGAATAGAAAAGTTGATGTACTATTAGTTGACTATCTTGATTTGATGATGCCTAACGGTGCAAGAGTAAGTGCTGAAAATTTGTTTATCAAGGATAAGTTTGTATCTGAAGAACTACGTAACTTGGCTATGGAGTTGAACTGTGTGTTTGTTACAGCATCGCAGTTGAACAGAGCAAGTGTTGAAGAAATTGAATTTGATCATTCGCACATCAGTGGTGGTTTGAGTAAGATACAAACTGCTGATAATGTGATTGGTATATTCACAAGCAGAGCTATGCGTGAACGTGGTAGATATCAGATACAACTTATGAAAACTAGAAGTTCAAGTGGTGTAGGTAGTAAGGTTGATTTAGAATTTGATGTTGATAGTTTACGTATTAGAGATCTTGCAGACGATGATGAGTATCAAGAATTTGATAAACGTAAGTCAACTATCTATGAAGGTCTAAAAAGAAAGACAATGGATCAAAGCGATGATGAAACAGAAAAATCTGTAGATCCTAAGATAGGTGATTCTGTAGGTAAAATAAAAGCAGAAGCAGATTCCACAAAACTAAGATCATTCCTAGCCAATTTAGGTCAAGAAGAAGAATAGCCCATTATATTAGTATATAAATACTTTGCTTAGGCACGTAGGCAAATGGAGGCTATTATGAAAACAGACTTAGAAAATATACAACTACTCTTGGATCGATTTAAAAGACCAATACCAGAACAAGAACAATACAAGATAAGGCTAGCAGAAGAATTTGAACTTATCCTTAATCAAAGATTTACTGATTACTTTCTACAAATATGCGATATAATTGACATTACTGAAGACTTTACACACATGACTCGTGGGTCAGCAGGTAGCAGTCTTGTATGTTATCTATTAGGTATAACAGATGTTGATCCTATCAAATGGAACATACCTGTTGCACGATTTATGAATCCTTTACGTGATGACTTACCAGATGTTGACATAGATTTTCAACATTGGCGACAAGGTGAAGTAATGAATAGAATATTTAAAAAGTGGCCAGGTAAGACTGCACGACTATCTAACTATGTTATGTTTAGAGAAAAGAGTGCAAAGAAAGAAGCGGCTAAACGTTTGGGTGCAAAAGGAAATTTACCAAGAAATTTTACTTACGAATCAGTGGGTGTTGATCCAAAAGAAGCAAAACGATTAGAAAGAAAACTTATAGGAAAGAAACGTGCTATATCAAAACACTGCGGAGGTATAGTTATGTTTACAAGACAGTTACCTAAGAGTTTGATATCACAAGATAATCAAATACTATTAGACAAATACGAAGTAGAAGACTTAGAACACTTGAAAGTTGATGTACTAGCCAATAGAGGATTGTCACAACTATTAGAAATTGATGAGCTAACACAATTACGACACTATCCAGAACGTGACGAAGCTACAAGCGAACTATTGTGTAGAGGAGATGTACTAGGTGTAACGCAAGGAGAGTCGCCAGCCATGCGAAGATTATTTAGAGCCTTACAACCAAAGTCGGTATACGATTGTGTGTTTGCTACTGCCATGATACGTCCTGTTGCAATGAGCGGAAGACAAAAAGCGGCTATGTTTCAAAACTGGAGCCAAGAAGCAGTACAAGATGCCATTGTATTTGAAGATGATGCTATTGATATCATATCAGACATAATAGGTGTAGACATGTACGAAGCCGATATGTATCGTCGAGCATTTGCTAAAAAGAATGATGAAAAAATATTAGAGTTCATAGAACGTATGGGCGGCCATCCTAATAAAGATCAAGCAATGATGGCACTACAGAGTTTGTCAGGATTTGGATTATGTCGAGCCCATGCTGTGAATCTTGGTAGATTAATCTGGGCATTAGCATACCAAAAAGCACACAACACAAAAGAATTTTGGCAAGCTAATCTAAAACATTGCCAAGGTTCTTATCGTTCATGGGTATATCAGTGCGAAGCACATAGACTAAACATACCTACCAAGAGTGGTTGGTGGTGGCATGGATTTCCAAAACGATTAGGTGTACGACAACAATGGATGGATCGTGTTGAGTTTGCAGGAGTAATTGCCAATGGTAGATGCTATAAAGGTAACAAAGGTAGATGGATTACTTTCTTAACACTAGGTACAAACTATGGAGAATATATTGACGTTGTAGTCCAAAAACCATTTTCATACAGAGATGGAGATATAGTACACGGTTCAGGAAAGGTAAAACATTCTAATAATTCAGACTACATAGATAGTAGTGATGTTAAGAGTTACACATTTGCGGAGTGGCGATGATTGAAATAAAGTTTACGTGTGGTAAAGAAGTGGCACAAAAGTTTCCACCTGTTCCAGCTAACAACTTTAAACCATCATGGTATTCTAAACTAGATACATATCTAGACAATGAACAAACTTTTCCTACCGTCAAAAAATGTATGCCAGTATATGATGCAATGACTAGTGGTTACATTATGTTTAATGCAGTTGACCAAGACATACATACACAACCTAACTTTGATGAAGGCACAGAAGGCTTTGCACGATACTATCCAGAAGGTTGGTCAGAATTTAGTGAACAAGAAGGTCATCCTTTTGCACAATGCCCTGTAGGAAAACCAAAAGATTATATGGTGATAAGTGTACCCTGGCAGATAAAAACTCCTCCTGGATATTCATGTATAATTCAAAAACCATATTATCATTTTGATAATAGATTCGAAGTAATGACTGCAATTATAGATACTGATGTAATTGATGTTCCGTGGCACAATTGGCCTGCAAAAATATTTGAGCATAGTTTTACAATCAAGGCTGGTGAGCCTGTAGCACAAATCATTCCTTTCAAAAGAGATGATTGGCATATGAATATTGAGATAGATACAAGTATAATGAATCAAGATACCATTTGTAATACAGAACGTGACGGCTATGCTAAAATGATGCACAATAAAAAGAGATTCAGATGAAAATAAAATTAACAGCAGTGCAACAACCAGTGTTCCGAGATGCTTTAGAAAATCTAGAATGTACATTAGATATACTAGAGGATAACAAAGATACAGATTGGTTGCTTACTCCAGAGTGTGCAATTAGCGGATATTGTCAACCACCTGTGTTATACAGCCCCCATAGTTTAATTACAAAACATGTAGAAGCTTCTATTGAAAAAATTGCACAGAGAGCCAAAGAACTCAATATAGGAATTGGTATTGGTTCAAGCATAAGAGGACTAGACGGCTATCCATATAACGGCTTGTTGTTTTATAAAGACGGAGAAGAGATATCTGTTTATAAAAAAAGAATACTTACACACGGTTGGGAAGGTGGTGGAGAATTACATAGCTATCTAGCAGGACATGTTCCAAATTACTTTTATATGGATAAACTAGAAACTGTAAAAGCATCTGCACTTATTTGCAATGACATATGGTGCATGCCAAGAAGTGCTCCTGAAGGTAATCCATACTTACCAATAGAACTTATTAAAAATGATGTTGATGTAATTTTTGTAGCGTCAAACTGTAACGGCAACGAAAGAGACGATCTAGCAAAGGTATGGAACGAAAATCATCTGCAAATATTTGCAAGGGAGTTTGGATTCTTTATTGTACATTCAAATAGTGCTACGACAACTAGTCATCAAGAAACAGATCATATACAATGTTCATCTGGCATAATTGGTCCTGACGGACAATGGATTGCTAAATGCAAGGACAGTGGTATGGACTATGTTACAGCCGAGGTCGATGTGCTTGACCGACGACCTACACCTAGTGGAAAACAAAGTGCATTTCAAAGAGAGGGATACACATGGAAATAAAATTTATCTGTGGTGATAGACATGTAGCCAAACACTTTCCGCCTAAGCCTGCATCAAAAGAAAGACCAGATTGGTATAACAAGATGCCAGGGTGGTTAGGTGAAGCACAAGCAAGTCCACCAACAATTAAAAAATGCATGCCTGTTTATGATCATATGACTTCAGGATATATTGTTCATAATCCTGTTGAACAGGAAATATCCTGCGGAGGTAGAATGGACAATGATGAGATACTTGCATTTCAAAGAAGGTTCCCTCCAGCTTGGACAAATCAAGAACCACAAGAAGGACACATGCACGAACAATGTCCTATACATGTTAACAACGAAGAAAAAAGAGAATACATTACTTTCTCTGTACCTTGGAGAATAGAAACACCTCCTGGATATTCTTGTTTGATACAAATGCCATTCTTTCATTTCGAAAAACGTTTTACACTATTTCCAGGCATAGTTGATACAGATACAATTGATGTACCTTGGGTAAATTGGCCAGGACATATGAACATAGGCAAGGACGAGTCAGTAATTATACAACCTGGCACACCTTTAATGCAGATATTCCCCTTCAAGAGAGAAGATTGGGAAATGAAAATAGAAGTAGACGAAGGCGGTATAAAAAGAGATACGTCATTAAAATTCTTTCTAACAAATGCTTATGCTAGAATATTTCATAGAAAGAAAAAATACAAATGATAATTTCTACAAGCCAACAGCCTGTTTACAAACAGGTAAATGAAAATAAAAAAGTTATACTAGATGTTCTTGACAAGACAAAAGATAGTGATTGGTTGTTAACACCTGAAGGCAGTTTGAGTGGATACTGTGCAGATCAAACACATGAATTAAAAAGCGATCAGTATGCTCCTGCTTTGAAAGAAGTAGAAGATTATCTAATACAAAACAAAAGGAACATGCTGTTAGCAACTGGACATGTAGAATCAAACAACTTACCATACAATCAAATAAGAGTCTATAGACAAGGACAGTTTAACGGAGCCTACGCAAAGCAACTACTTACAAATGATTTCAATGCGGCAGGAGAATTATTTTACTACATCGCAGGCAACGAGCCTCACTATTATTACATTGATGAAAAACAATCAGTTCTTGCATCTAGTTTGATATGTAACGATATATGGGCTTTCCCTAAAATGAGCCCACAAGGTAATCCTTATTACTACAGAGAGTTTAGAAAGTATAACGTAAAGGTTGTGTTCTGTGCAGTCAATTGTAACATAGATTATCTTGATCCTTTGGTATACGAATGGCATGAAAATCATTTAAGATTGTTTAGTAGAGAGTTTGAAATGTACACAGTTGTAAGTGGGGCAACTACAGACATGGTAGGTAAGCCTGTGGATCATACACAATGTCCAAGTGGTATTATTGGTCCTGATGGTGAATGGATAGAAAAATGTAAGGACAGTGGTTCTGACATAGCAACAATAGAGCTGACGTTATGAGTAACACTCTTTGGATATACGGCGACAGCTTTGGTGTAGATTGGAAAGTGGATTGGGGTTGGCAAAGACAACTTGCAGGACAACTAGAAGTAGATAAGGTTGTGAATCAATGTTGCAGTGGATGTGCAAATGAATGGAGTGCAAAAAACTTTAGAGATGACCAACACAGCAAAGGTGACATAGTAATTTTCTTTTTGACCAATCCAGCACGTCAATGGTTTTGGGAGGACAAACCCTATCTATCAAATCTAACAAGCATATTGAAAACAAAAGATGCAGAAAGATTAGAAAAACAAAACAAAGATAAATTTGATGCCGCCATGGGATATTGGGCACACCTGCATAGAGAAGACATAGATCAACTACGTTTGGAACACTTACTAGACAGCATACGTGTAAAGATGATCGAAAGAGAATTGCATCTACAGATCATTCCTAGTTTTAACCTAAACATTACATGGACTGATTTGGTTCCCTGTCACGGAGCAATGACATGGTCAGTGGGCGATGCAGAGTTTGTAAACGAAGATGAAATGAACAAGTGGTATGAACAGAGCATTGATACTAGAGCAAACCACATGACCCTAGCCAACCATTCTGTGTTTGCACAAAAATTATACAGACGCTTTACCAAAAACGAATCAATCAATTTAGAAACGGAATTCCAAACCAAATTCCTAAAACACACTGACAAGCTATCTCATCCAGGACTGTGTGCAGAGCTGATTGCAATGGCAAAGGCTCCTGGAAATACCATTCCAAAACATCTTTTATAAAAAGAGTGGGCAAAAAATCACCACTGCGACAGACGTCTTAAACACATGGTTTTCACCCCTAAATGGCTCTTATTTCACGGTTTAGTGCATTCTTGGTATGTTTGTACGTATTAGATAATGTACCTAGTTTTTAAGGTGTTTATGTGCGTTTAAT